CAGGTTTCGGCTAAGGACTGGGAAAAAACCGTCACAAATCAAATTGGTAATGCTGCCGACATAATGGGGAAATCCATTACAGGCAGTCTCCGAAATTTGCGTGCTGCAATTGGCCGACTTGGTGAGTCAATTCTTTCTCCGCTGTTCGCTGGCGATGCTGAGAAAATAGCCCCAGTTCCCGCACTAATCAACAAGATTAGTGAAGCAGTTGATAAACTTGGAAAATCCATTAAAACATGGATGACTGAGAACAAAGACCAAATAATGGCTTTAGGTGCAGCATTCACACAAATGGCTCAAACTGTTGGACGAGTCATTGGTGCTGTATTTAAGGTTGCATTTGCCACTGCCACAACAGTTTTGAAGGCATTTTTTTCAACAGCCAAAGCGGTCGGTGAATCACTCGCTCCTGTTTTCCAAAAATGGGGGAAAATTCTTGTAGATGCTTTCCAGCAGTTCGGCATCAGTGTTGACGGAATCACAAGCAAGATAAAGGAATTCGGCCCAACTATCGCAGAAGTGATGGCTAAGGGCGCGGCTATATCTCTGAAAGGCATTTCATTACTCATTCGAGGTTTAGCAAATCTCGGTGAAATGTTTGCGAAAATCGGAATAACCATATTGGATTTCGCAGGCACAGTGCTTTCCGCGTTTGAGGGAATTGGTAAGGTCAGTGGCTTTTTAGGTGGCGCATTAGAAAAGATCCCCGGCCCAATTGGTGAGGCCGGAAAGAAGATGAAAGGTCTAGGTGACGCCACAAAAGACGCGCGGAAACATATTGACGGAGCGAAAAAGGGACTTGAGCAAGTAACAAAGGGCGCACCAAAGGCGCGCGAACTTTCCGATGATATATGGAAAGCTTCAAAGTCGTTGGAGGAGTACGACTTTCGAGCCGCTTTCGCCGCTACCTCCGCAAAGAAAATGGAGGAAGCAAACAAAGCAGGTGGAGACGCAGCGGAAGAAGCTGCGGAGCAATATAGAACTCTTCACCAAATGCTTGAGGCCATTGGGGTTACGCAAGAGGATTTGCAAAAAGGCATACAGGGCACCGAAAAGGAATGGGGTAGTTTACTAAAAGAGCTTCAAAAGAAAGGTGCTCCACCATCTTTAATAGAATATATCAAAGAAATGCGAAAAGAGTTTACAGACAGCTCTAAAGGAGCGGGTAAACTCGAAGAAGCTATTAAAGCTATGGGGGATGCTTCCGAAAAGGCGGCAAGCAAAGCAGACAAAATGGTCGATGCTTTGCGCGAAATGGGTTTGCTCCCAGCCAAATTCGAGGATGCTGTTGATAAATTCAATGAGGGTCTTCGCAAGATCACAGACTGGAAAGATGATGTCGTAGATCCGCTTTGGCAAATTGGCCCTGCTATGGTCAAAGCCAATGGGGAACTTGATAAAACAAACAAAAATGCTTCAACGCTACACAAATCACTACTTGAAGCTCAAAAAGAAGCTTATGAATTCGCCGCTGCCGGTGGGGATGTCAATGAGGCGTGGGACCGATCAGCGGAAGCAATGCGAATTGTGTTGTCCCGCTTTGGAATTGTCGGCGAACAAGCAGAACAGCTCATACAGAAATATATGGGCAAAAAGCACGTTATGGAAATCGCCGTCGCAGAAACCGGCGGGGATGAATCACTTAATACACTCAAGAAATTGTATCTTGAGGTTGAGAGAGCGAAACTACAAGGGAAAGACCAGTTTACGCTCAGTATGCATCTTGATAAAGATGCTGATGTTGAAGCATTTAGAAAGACATGCGAGCAATTCGGCCTTATTTGGAAGGATCACAACGAGCTTACTGGCGTTGTTCAAATCGAAGTCCCAAGTGCCGCAGAGTTTTCCAAGAAGAAAGCACAAATTCAGCAGCAATTGGCAAGTGGCACACAACCTTCCGCGACTGCTCAGCCACAAAAACCTGGCGATGTTCGCTTTAAAGTCTCGGAAGAGGGTGGGGCAGAACGAGTTCCACCAGGGGAAGCGCAAGCACAACCACCGGAAAAACCACTTTCAGCCGAAGACCAGCGAAAGATTATCGAGCACACAGAAAAGGCGATTGAAGAGAAACAGAAGTTAATCAGAGAACTGAATGAAAAGCTTGAAAAGGCAGTCAATTCCAGCCAAATTTCACCAGAAGAGCTGGAAAAGAAAAACAAAGAGGTTCAGCAGGCAGAGACAGAGCTTAAGAACCTTCAAGAGCATCTGAAAAAGTTATACCTCGGTCCCGAACCACCAACTGCCACAACACAACCCGAGAAACCACCAGAAAAACCGCCTGAAAAGCCTAAAGAAGAAGAGAAGCCACCGGAAAAACCACCGGAAAAACCACCGGAAAAACCAGCGGAAGCGCCAAAGCCAGAAGCCAAACCAACCAAAGCAGAGCCAACACCTGTTTTTGTCACAAACTTTCCGAAAGAGCTTGGGGGACAACAGGAACCGCCAAAAGAACAGCCACACGAAGAACCGAAACCTGTTGAGCCACCTAAACCTCCACCGCCTCCACCAGAAATCACTGCCGAAGAACAAAAACAAAAGGCTATTGAAGAAGAGAATAGAAAACATCTTGAAGAAATAGCCCACCATACAGAACATCCACCAGAACCGCCCAAAGCTGAAGAGCCACAACCTGTTCCACCACCACATCCAGAAGAAGAAAAAGACGTCAAACTTCTGGAACAGATAGAGGATAAACTACCAGATACACCACCACCACAACCGGGACCGCCGCCTGCACCAGAGCCACCAAAAGAAGAAGCTCCACCACCAGAGCCTCCGAAACCTGAAGAACCACAACAACTTCCACCTGAAGCTCTCGCTGAATTCCAAAAACTAAATGAAGGGAATATCAAGGCGGCTCAGGAAGCGGCCTTAGCTGCGAAGAATGTTGCGGAACAAGGGGTTTCACCAGAAATTCAAGGATACGTCAAGAAAATCAATGAGGTTGACTGGGAGGCGCTGAAAAATAGCGAAAACGTTGTTGAAGGGGAACTACCAAAGCAATTTGAAGAGTTAAGCAAAAACCTCGGCGGGATCGACTTTGAAAAACTCAAGGTGAATGCCCAAGAGGGACAAGCGATTCCGACAGAAGATATAGAAAAGCTTAAAAGAGCTGCCGAGAGTGTCGATAAACTCGATACAGCTTCAGAAAAGGCAAGTGAATCTGTTGAAGATTTAGGCGAGGCCGCTGAAGAACATCCACCGGCCCCACCGACGCCTGAAAAAGAAGAGCCGAAACCGCCTGAGCCAGAACACAAACCGCCGGAAGAACCGCCGCTGCATGAAGAGCCGAAACCCGAAGGCGTTGTAGATAGAATAAATCAAGCTGGCGAAGCAATAGAAAACACAGCCAAAGGTGTAGTTAACTGGGCAAAGGACAAAATTACAGGGAAGCCTGAAGAAGAGCCGAAACCTGAAGGGGCACAAGAGGAACCACCAAAGAAAGATGTTGTTGATAGAATAAATGACATTGAGGCTGCCGCTGTAGGCAAAGCTAAAGAAATTGCTGAAGGCCAGGGATTACCAACTAAGCCAAGCGATTTGGTGCCCGGCTTGGATGCTGGCAAATCTGCAATAGAGGGCATTTCCAACGCCGTTGAATTAGTCAAAAAATTCATTGACTCTGTGACAGAATTGCTCTCCAATCTTGTTGAATCCGTTAGGAATACAGGTGGAAATGTCGCCGAAAGTTTAGCACAAGGTCTGCTTAGTGGTGTAGAAAATGTCAAAAACGCGGGAATTCAGTTGGTAGAACAGCTAACTGGGGCACTTCCCGCTTCGCCTGCTAAATGGGGACCATTAAAGGGAATTGGAAACGCGGTTGAAAGAGGAAAACAAATAGCAGGTGGCGTTGTTCAAGGTGTTGTGGAAGGTGCAAAGAATGGCGCTCAAGCTACGGTTAATTTCGTTAACGACAACATAGTTCAACCAGTACAAAATGCTGTTGGTACTGTGGTTGATAAAACCAAAGAAGTTGTTGGTGGCGCTGCTAGTGCTGTGGTGAATAATGTTGTAAAACCGTTGGTAGACAAGGGAGTTGAAGCTTTCAAAGCTCTAGGTAACGGTATCAAAGATGTTGTGGGCAAGGGGGTTTCAACCGCACAGCAAATCTTCTCTGGTGAGGGACCATTTGCTGTACTGAAAGATATTTTGCCAGACTTCCAGTCAATGTCAGAGGGCGGAAAGAACGCTATTGGCAAGATATTTGAAGGACTTTTTGGCGATGAAGGTTTAGCTAACATTCCCGGCGATATTTTATCCAAGGGATTAGGTCAGCTATTCGATACATTTAAAAAGGCAGATGAATTACTAAAGAGCGGCGCTGGAATTGGGTCGGATCTCTTTAAATCAATTGCTGATGATATAAAGAATCTTCCAGAAGAAATTAGAGGATTACTAGGCAAGCTCAATATAGGTGAAATAGGCGGATCATTCGGAGCACTATTTGAAAGTTTGCCTGGATTTAAAGCCGGAATAGGAAACATACAGAATTTCGGTGATTTCATAAAGAATATGCCCCTGCTTGGCGATATGGAAAAGGGCATTGTCGAACACTTTACAGAATTCATAAAGAAGATTCCTATTGCCGGTGATTTAGAAAAGGGAATTGCCAACGATTTCCTCGAATTCATAAAGAAAATTCCTATTGCCGGTGACTTCGAAAAGAACATTGCCGAAGGCTTTATGGATTTCATAAAGAAGATTCCTATTGCCGGTGATATAGAAAAGACAGTAGGGAAAGACTTTGTTGATTTCCTAAAGAAGATTCCTATTCTTGGAGATGTTGAAAAGGGTGTATTTGAACAAATCGGCAAATTTGTTTCTGACAATGAGCTTTTAAGCGATTCAGACCGAAACCTGTTGAGCGGTGGTCTATCTGGTATCTTTGCGAGTTTTACTAAGGATATTGAATTATTTGCCGAAGGCGTAAAGAATTTCGGTAAGGCGCTGGAAACAGGAAAGATAGATGAAGGCTTTTCCGCTAGGGTTGGCGAAGGTGGCAGCAAAGCAGGCGGTGGAGAACCGGGACGTGGCAGCATTTCAATGGGAAAGGCTGGCCCATTACAAAAAGGCTCGATAAAGCTTACAGGACAACAACTTTCGGACATTATGGGTGGCGCTCTTTCGCTAGAAGAATACGAAAAGATGGTGCCATTTGTAAATCAAACTCTCGAAGGAATCGGGGCGGATACAAAAGAAAAAGCCGCGATGTTCCTGGGTCAAATCGGTTATGAGAGTTTAGGTTTGAAACACCTTAGAGAAATGGGCGAAGAATCCTACTTCTCTAAATATGATTTTCGTTCTGATTTAGGAAATAAAGGCAAGGGTGAGGGCGCAAAGTTCAAGGGACGCGGGCCATTACAAGTAACAGGCAGAGCGAATTATACCGCCTTTTCCAAATGGATGCATGAAAAAGGTTATACACCAAAGGGTGAGGGCGAAAATTACTTTGTTGAAAATCCAGAGAAATTAGAAGATCCAGAATTCGCATTTCGCGCTGCTGAACATTGGTGGACGAATCCTGAACGCGCAGAACGGGTTAACAAAGCTGTTGAAGCAGGAGACGTTCAGCAATTAACTAAGGTTGTTCGCGGCGGCGATCCAGACCAAAGCTGGAAAAAGAGAAAACAATACACAGACCGCGCTTTGCAACAGAATATGGAAATTCTGAAAGAGACTGAGCAACACGCGGATAGAGCGGAAGATGCGGCAGATAGAGCCGAAAACGCAGCAGGGAAAATAGATTTAACTAGAGCAGGTGGCGCAGCAGATAGAGCTGAAGGTGCAGCAATGCGCGCCAAAGAAGGTGAAGTTTATGAATTAGGAAATAAAGGCTGGGGCCAGCGTGTAACTCTGCCAGGAAAAAAGGTAAAATACAGTAGACAATGGTATGAGCAGTCAGGACTCCAAAAGCTTTATGAGCCAGGCGAATACGAGTATGGCGATACGAGACTTCCAGAATGGTCGAGAAAGTTTGCAGAAAAATTCGGATTAGGTGTTAGCTCAAAGGTTTCCGCGTCTGGTCCTGACTCTGGACACGGCGCGGGATTCTCATTTGATTTTGCTAAGCCTGGCGTCCAAGACACAGACGCTATGGAC